AGAAACCCAGAGCCAGATCATATCTACACGATCACCGTTGATGTTAGTCACGGAGAAGGATTGGACTTCTCTACGTTTTCGGTTATTGACTCTGGGCAGTTCCCATATCGCGTAGTGGCTAAGTATCGGTCAAGTACGATTTCACCGCTTGAATATCCTACGGTCATACAGAATGTGGCTAAAACTTACAACGATGCGTGGGTGTTAGTTGAGATCAATGACATCGGGCAGCAGGTTGCAACCATTCTTCACGAGGATTTGGAATATGATCACTTGCTCTATGTCACTACACGGGGACGAGCAGGGCAGGGATTAGGAACAGGATTTGGAGCAGGATCGCTTCAGTTTGGTATCAAGACGAGCAAGAAGGTCAAGCAAATTGGATGTGCCAATCTAAAAAACTTGATCGAAGCAGATCGACTAATCGTGGAAGACTTTGACACGATCTGTGAAATGACCAGTTTCATCGCCAAGGGATACAGCTACGAAGCTGAACCAGGGCATCACGACGATCTGGTGATGAATCTGGTGCTATTTGCGTGGTGTACGACGGAGCCATATTTCAAGGATGTGACGAATATAGACACTCATAAGAAGATGGTACTAGAGAAGCTGAAGCGTGAAGAACTGAGAGAGAAGGAAAATGAAGAACGAGAACTAGAGCATTTGATTCCTTTCGGGATTATTGATTCGGGAGATCCAGATGCAGATAAATACAGAGTAGCACGAGTTGGGAGTGATTCGTGGATCTGGGCTGGTGATGATGATTGGTAAATGAAAATCGGTGATTGTATAAATATCTCCCAGAAGAGCAGCCCAGACAGTTATGGGCACAATTTACGAAGGAGAGATAGATATGGCCTTCCAGATTTCACCGGGCGTACAGGTCAAAGAAGTTGATCTTAGTACGATTATTCCGGCCGTCGCTACTACAGAGGGAGCTTTCGTTGGAACATTTTCATGGGGTCCAGTTGATCAGATTGCTTTAATCAACTCACAAACATCTCTTGTTAGTCGTTTCGGTAAGCCTACCTCCGAAAATTTTACACATTGGTTTACGGCATCTAATTTTCTTGATTATGGAAATTCTCTAAAAATTATTCGTGTTGTTGATAGCGACACTGCTGTAAATTCTTCAAGCTCAGGTGGAACAATACTAATAAAAAATGAAAGCAATTATGAGAATACTCCAATTAATTCAGGGGGTCATTGGATCGCAAAATATCCAGGCGCTATGGGAAATGCTCTCCGTGTTTCGATTTGTGATTCAGTTGCCGGTCAATTTAGTAACACACTATCAGGTTTTTCTGCGAATGTAGTGCAAGGCGAGCGAGAGGTTACTTTCATTGAAGGCTCAACTCATTCAAATGAATTTGCTGTGGGAGACATCATTTCATTCGTAGCAACAGAAGATGCCCCCGAAGATGACTTTGCCGCGACAGTAGATAGTGATGGTAGGACAGGTTTATCTGCCATTCTTCCATCTGGAACATACAAGATTGTTTCAAAACCAGCTACCGGCGGAAATACCATTACAGTAGATAGAGATTTTCCTGTTGGTGCAGAAAATATGCTCATCTCAAGAAAGTGGGAGTTTTATGACAATTTCGATGTAGCGCCTGGCACATCAGAATACGCTGATAGTAGAAGTGCGTCATTGGATGAGTTTCATATTGCAATTTCAGATAGAACTGGGCAAATTACTGGAGTAAAAGGAACAGTTCTGGAAGTTTTCTCAAATGTTTCTAAAGCAGCAGACGCTAAAAATTCTGATGGTACAACAAACTACTACAAAGATATAATTAACAATCAGAGTCAATGGATTTGGGCTGGTGAAGACATTACTGGCACTAGCGTTAGTTCTGATGTTGCTAATAAGTATGCGCTTGGGGATACTATAGTACCAGGACAAGTCAAATCTTTTGTTCAGATTTCTGAGTTTAACCTTAACTCAGAAGGAATAATTCCACTTGTTTCTGATTTGAGAGGTGGAGCAAATGGAAACGCAACAACTCCAGGTCCTTTTCAACTCGGATATGACATGTTCAATAATCCAGAAGAAATTGACATTTCATTAGTGTTATGTGGACCACATGATGGAACAATTTCTCGATATATTATTGACAATCTTGTTGAATCTCGAAAAGACTGTGTTGCCTTTCTTTCTCCACAGCAAACAGATTGTGTGAATGTTCCTAATCTTGACACAGTAACAACAAACATCAAGAACTACAGAAACACTACAGATGGAATCAACGGTAGAAGTTCTTCCTACGCAGTCATGGACTCTGGATGGAAGTATCAATACGATAAGTTCAATGATGTATATCGCTGGGTTCCGCTTAACGCAGACATCGCAGGTCTTTGTGTGAACACTGACAATGTTCGAGATCCGTGGTTCAGCCCTGCTGGTCTGAATCGAGGGCAGCTCAAGAATGTTGTCAAGCTCGCATGGAATCCTCGACGCACACATCGTGATGAGCTTTATAAGAATGGAATCAACCCAGTCGTGACCTTGCCAGGGCAGGGAACTGTCCTGTTTGGTGACAAAACTCTTCAGTCCAAGCCGAGTGCATTTGATCGAATCAATGTGCGACGCTTGTTCATCGTTCTTGAAAAGGCTATTGCGACAGCAGCCAAATATACACTGTTTGAGTTCAACGATGAATTTACGCGGGCACAATTCCGAAATCTTGTAGAGCCATTCCTTCGTGATGTTCAAGGCCGCCGAGGCATCTATGACTTCCGTGTTGTTTGCGATACAACAAACAACACACCAGAGGTCATTGATCGCAATGAGTTTGTTGGGGACATTTACATCAAGCCAGCTCGCTCGATCAACTTCATCACGTTAAACTTTATTGCAACTCGAACTGGAGTTAACTTTGACGAGATTGTCGGTCAGTTCTAAAGTAAGGAGTCACTAAGATGGCATTTAATATCAACGATATTCGAGCCCAGCTAACTGGCGGTGGTGCGCGGTCTAATCTGTTTCAGGTTGAGATTCCACTTCCTGCTGGAGTCGCTGGCGATGATGCCGCGGCAGCGTCACAGAAGCTCACATTCACTTGTCGAACTTCTGCGATGCCTGGTGCGACGATCACCATGATTCCGGTTTCATACTTCGGTCGAGAAGTAAAGTTTGCTGGATCGAGAACTTTTGAGGAGTGGAGCGTACAAATTATCAACGACGAGGATTTTCTTGTTTATGATGCAATCAACGCATGGATGAACAACATTAATTCCCATGAAGGTAATTTGCGTTTAAGTGGATCAAGTCCGCTGACATATCAAGCCTCGGCTGATGTTGTTCAGTATGGAAAACAAGGAAATGAGATCAAGCGAATCAAGTTGGTCAATCTCTGGCCCACAAGTGTTCAGGCAATCGACCTCTCTTGGGATGCTGTCGATGCTCTACAAGAGTTCACAGTAACTTGGGCATTCGACTACTGGACAAACGAGGGCGTTACTTCGTAATCCAGATCAGTTCTCTTTACGATCAAGAGGGCGCGGATACCTTGTCCAGTGAGGCGGGCCCGCGCCCTCTTTTTCGTTGAGAGCAAGTATAAATATATGAAGATGCGATCACTTGGGAGTCACAGATGCCTATCAACTTTTTCGGTTTTGAAATTACCAGTAAGAAGGAGCGCGAAGAGCGCGAACAACAGAACCTTCTTGCCTTCACCGCGCCAGAAGAACAGGAAGAGGCGGTAGATGTATCACCTATTGGTGGATACGGTGGCGGTGGTCAATATGGAATCGCGATTGACATTGACGGATCAATCAAAGATGATAACCAACTTATCACAATGTATCGCACAATGGCAGTTTATCCTGAAGTTGATTATGCCATCGACGACATTGTGAATGAAGCTGTGATTGATCAAGACGATGACTTCTGCGTCAGTCTCAATCTTGATCGAAGTGAGATCAGCGCACCATTGAAGAAGAAGATTATCGACGAGTTTGAGAATGTGCTTGAACTTTTAGACTTCAAGCTAAAAGCGTATGACATCTTTCGACGATGGTACGTTGATGGTAGAGTATATTATCACATCATCATCGACAAGACCAGCCCAAAGTCAGGCATTCAAGAGCTTCGATACATTGATCCACGAAAAATCAAGAAGATCAAAGAGAAGCCAAAGCCAGCAAATCAAGTTGCGACCAAAGACAAGCCTCCGGTTGTGATTCCTCCGAAAGAATACTACATCTACAATCAAAAAGGATTGGATGCAAAAAACAGCACACCCATTCCGATTGCTCCTGATGCTATTGCGTACAACGGATCTGGTTTGGTAGATGCATCACGAAAGCGTGTTATTTCAAATCTACAGAAAGCAGTTCGCCCGTGGAATCAGCTCAAGATGCTTGAGGATGCTGTGGTGATCTATCGCATCTCTCGTGCGCCAGAGCGTCGAGTGTTCTATGTTGACGTTGGAAATCTACCAAAAGGTAAAGCAGAAGCATATCTCAAAGACATCATGGTTCGCTTCAAGAATAAGGTAACATACAACGCAGAGACAGGTGCAGTTGAGGATGCTCGTCAACATCGCACAATGCTAGAGGACTTTTGGCTGCCACGAAGAGAAGGTGGAAAGGGAACAGAAGTCAGCACACTAGCAGGTGGGCAGAATCTTGGAGAGATCGAGGATATTCTATATTTCCGCCGTAAGCTCTATCAGGCTATGAATGTTCCCCGAACACGCATGGAATCTGAAGCTGGATTCTCCATTGGGCGAGATACAGAGATCACACGAGACGAAGTGAAATTTGGAAAATTCGTACAGAGACTCCGAAATCGCTTTGCCTTATTATTCCACGATCTACTAGAAAAACAACTGATTCTGAAAAATATCATTACCGCTGATGACTGGAAAAATATCAAGAAGGACATGCGATTCAACTGGCAACAAGATACGCACTTCATGGAACTTCAGCAGATAGAATCACTACGTTCACGAATTGAAATTCTGGATAACATTGACGGTCACGTTGGAACATACATATCTAAGCTATGGGTTCAGAAGAATATTCTTCGACAGACTGACGAAGAGATCAAAGAAATCGCAGATCAAATCAAAAAGGAAGAGAATGCTGGAGAAACAACAGTTACTCCTGCTGGACCTGACATTGAACTGCCACCAGAAGAACCTCCAGCTCCCCAACAGAATCCAGAAGAAGATAATACACTAACACAATGAGATGAAAATGAAATCATTTAAGGAAAAGTACGAGGTCGAAGTCCAAGAAGAGGAATTTGAGACTCTTGATGTAGACTCAACCATAGCTGATGATTTCGATTCTATCGTTGGTAAATCTGTGCCTGCTCCTGTTCAGCAGGTTAATGAACAAGTATCGGTACAGGTTGAAAGAAGAGGCCCATCAGGATTACCTGGGCTACCTGGCCCTCAAGGCGAGCGTGGATTTATCGGTGAGCAAGGGCCTATCGGAGAACAAGGATTACAAGGTGTTCGGGGTGAAACAGGTCCGCAAGGCGAGCGTGGAGAAAGAGGAGAGCGCGGACCAAAAGGGGATCAAGGGCTTCAGGGTTTGTCGGGAGCGCCTGGGCGAGATGGAGAACCGGGACCAAAGGGAGACAAAGGCGATCCCGGTACACAAGGTCCGCAGGGAGTAGCAGGACCGCAAGGCCCAGCTGGCCAGCCAGGAGCAAAAGGTCCGCAAGGGCCAAAGGGTGATCAAGGCATTCAAGGAAAAGAAGGTCGCCAAGGAAAACAAGGGCCAAAAGGAGCGACAGGTCCAAAAGGTGATCGCGGAGAAAAAGGTGACATCGGACCTGCGGGCCCGGCGGGACCAGCAGGCGTTACACCTACCATAAACGAAGAAGCCATACGATCAAATCTTGAACGCAAATTCAATGAATACAAAACGCTAGTCAATCGAAGTCTCGCATCACAGGGTGGTGGTGGTTCTACAAGAATACTTGATAACGATGATGTTGTATATTCTCCCATATCCAGTCAAACTGATAATGGAGTATTAGCCTTCAGTAGTGGTGTAAGTAAGTTCACATCCAAAACATTCCCAGAGTTCATGTCTGGTGGATTGATCGACTATATCGCGTTCGACACCACATCCACACACGCCGTCACTCAAGGGCAGATGGCATGGAACGCAGACGAAGAAACTCTTGATCTCGGTCAGAATGGTGCTGTGCTTCAACTGGGGCAAGAAATCCACTATCATGTCAGAAATAATAGTGGGGTTCAAATTGACAATGGTGATGCTGTTATGGTATCAAACCCAGGCACACTTGGT